AAATCATACTGAAGAATACTTGCAACCTGATCTCCAACATCATTAACTTCACATAATATAAATGCATTATTATAATTTTTTGCTACCTCATAAATGATATTTGGAAACATCATTGGTTTAATTTCGTTGTTTCGGTATTTTGCAACAACTTTGTGAGGAAACTGTGTAATATCAACAACTACAAATGCTGAATAATCAATCCCTACCCCTCTAGCAACATCTACAGTGATGACGTAATCACATTCCTCATTCGCATTCACATAAACATCTAAACCCGCATTACGGGTCTTAGGATGCTCATAGACGAGTGATCTGAGTTTGCTTGGTGCAATTAGAGTATCAACTGAACCCAGAAACTCACATTCAAATTCAACTTTGAATTGTTGTTCACTTGTGTTAGCAATTGTCTGTGCCTTCCAGGCAGAGTCTCTACCAGGAACTTCACTCCAGTGAACATCAGTAAAAATGTATTCGTTTTTTCCTTTCTCTGCATCGTGCCACATACGGTAGAAATGATTCATACCGTGTGGTGTAGATACAATAATTACCTTTGTACTTTTACCTGCAGTAATTGTTGGATATACCGATGCAAAGAATGAATCTGCAATGTGATTTGGGACGAACGCAAATTCATCCAAAAAGAGGATATTGAAAGACATACCACGAACTGCAGAAGCAGAAGTAGAAGCAGCCAAGATTTTACTTCCATTCTCCAATTCCAGAGAACCTTTGTTCCAGGAGATAATTCCTTGTTGCATCCATTTTGGTAGATTTTCATATGCCGTTTGAAGACGGTCCAAAAGTTCTCTTGCCGTTGCTGCCTTGTTTGCAAGAATACCAATATTCACATTATCATTAAAGACAGCATAATGAAGAAGATATGAAACAACCGTAGTGCTTTTACCTGTTTGACGAGGCATCTTACATATATTTAATCTATTCTTATGAAATCTTTTAACAAGTTTTTCTTGAAACGGATACAACTCAAAAGGTTGTAATCCGTGATCCAAAGTCACAATCTTTACATAATTTTTTGCAAAAAATACAGGATCTTCCTTACACTTTATAAATTCAACAATTTGTTCTTCTGTAAATTCAATTGCTGTATTTGCTTTTTTGAGTAAAGGATTACCAAGATAAATATTGGCATTCATATTTTAGTTGCAGTTCCAACGACGAAGTGCTTTATTTATTCTTGAATCTGGATCTCGTGCAGTTTCTGCAGAAGTAAGTTTTGATTTCATTCCGGACATACGACTACAAAAGTTTTTTCTACGTGATGCTCTTTTACCAGTTGGTTTCTTTTCTGTTACTGCTGTCTGAAGATTTGAACCCGGATTTTCCCTGCGATATGCATTCACTGCTTTTTGACTCAATCCATCAGTTTTGTCTTTACGGTTTTCTTTCTGCCAATCTTCATCAATCTTAACTTCTTCACCAATCTTTTTAGAATTGGTAAGATAATTTTTTGATTTTGAATTTACAACTTGAATCAGGGGCATTCCTGGTTCAATTGTTGAAACTTTATATTGAAGAACTTGAGAACCCGGATAAACTTTTTGAATTTCTGTAGTAACATCTTTTCTGCTTGGCATTCCAATTTGTGGAAAGAACATTCTAATTGAATATGCCTTTCCTCTCCAGTTCAAAATTACAGCAAGAATATTTCCTGTTTCTGCTTGTAAACGAGTTGATTCATCAATTTGAGATTTGAATCCTTTAATTGGTTCTGGTTTGATAATATCAACTACTTCAGCAAAAGTATTACCGTTTAAATCTTCAATTGTTACATCTTCTTTTTTTACGCAGTTTGGATATTTTTTTCCAAACATTGTTTTCATACCTTTCTTTTTATATCCAGCCCAACACTTTTCATCAAGATTTAGATCTTCTAGAACCTTTAGAGAAATTGGTGATAAACTTTCCGATTTTACAGAAACATATGATTCACCACGTTGTTTCCGTTTGGCATACTCTATATAAGATTCACCTGGAAGTAACTTCTTGGACTTCTTAGGATCTTGTGGATAATCTTCACGAGCACGTTGATTGGGTCCAGGACCACCAAGTTTTCTGTCTTTTTCTGGATCTGGGTGCCAATAATCACCTTCATAAACAATCTCTTCATTTTTACTACTATTTCCCCAATTAGCAGCACCAACTTTACGACATTTTACAAGTGCCCCAGAGGCATAGGCACTTGGCCAAACACTATAACGAGATTTGACCTTGGTGTAACAAGCATCTTTTGTTCCACTACCCTTAGTCTTTTTATCAGATTCTTCAGACATTTCAGACATTTCATTACTATCCAAATAGTCTGCCGCAGTATCAATATAATCTGCTGCCTTAGTGATTTTAGACTGAACCCATGCAGGTAATTGCGAATCACCTTTTTTAATAATTTTTCTTAATTTTTTAACAGCACTATCAATTGTATCCATTTCTGTATTTGCCATATATCCCTCTTCATCCTTTTCTTTTCCATCAGCAATTGCGTTATGATTTTCATTAAAAGATTTTTTTTTCATTGCCATTTTAGTTGCAGTAGCATACATAACATCTTTAGCACGATCACCATAACTATTTTTAAATCCTGCTAAGTCTTTTTTCATTGATTTGACAATTTCTTCTTTCTTTTTTTTCTCTATTGAAGTCATGGTTTTTTCATTCACATATTCTTCGTTTTTCATTTTCTTTGTGGGGGAATCGGTGGAAACATAAGTTGGTGATGCAGCACCTGATTTTGATTGCTGCCCTGGATCTTTTTCTCTTTTTCTTTTTACCGCAGATGCTATTTCTCCTTTACTCATACTTGCTAATTTAGATCTTGAGAAACACTTTGGAGTTTTTGTTTCTCCTGGTTCGTTAGCACACGGAGATCCATCTGATTGTACCCATCCAGGTTTACCACCATCTGATTTGGATTTACCAAACCAATCACGAAGACCTTCTTCTGTTACACTATTTAAGGTTTCTCCTATGAGTGTGCAATCTTTCATGCCATGCTTAGGACACACTTTTCCTTTCTTTGTATGATTACAAGACCCTTCTACAGGTTTACCAATACCCACTTCTGTCGGTTTTATTGTTTGCCCAGGAATATGAAATCCAGTTGGAAGAGGTTTACATTCTTTATTTGTATTACAATAATAATATCCAGATTTGCATTTTTCAAATTCTTCACTCATTTCTTTTGTTTTTTCTTTCATTGAGTTAATAAATTTTCTATAGATTGCTGCTTCTGAATTTTTTCCCATTACCTTTGCTCTTTGTTCCATAGCAATTGCTGCTTGAATTTTATGAGCATGAGATCTACCAGAATTTCTAATTTTAGAAACACTTTCTTTTGCAGTAGCAACATCCTTAAATCCCAGACCATGAATTGTTCCTCTCGGATCTTCATCTGTATAAAGATCTGAATGTTTATCCGACTTATCTGGTTGTCCAGATTTTTTTGGAATACGAGGATTACTCATTTCGTTCATAGACTTTTTTTTTCTTGCACAATGAGCTTTCTGAGAAAATCCTTTAGGATTATTGCAATCAATTGATTTTTTGTATTTGTCAGACCAACTCATTAGAAATAAGAACTATCATCTTATATTTATTATTCTTCAGTTTCTTTAGATTGTTTCTTTAAAAGTTTTGCCAATTCTGCTGTTGACCCAACAAAGAGAGCATTGGTAATACTTGTTGGTCCACGAGGTTGTTTGTCTTCCTCAATATTTTTGAGTTTCTTTTGTAAGTCCATTAATTTATCTGTTGCATCTGCGACATTTTTAATTAATTGTCCGGCAACTTCATATGCCCGAGGCATCTCACTTTCTTGAGCTAACTGAAGAATTCCATTAATTGCTTCCTGACCCTTCTCAATCAAAGAATACAAATTTCCTCTTGTATATTCATAATCTTTTTTAATATCTTGAATTGAATTTGAAATCTCACCAATTTTATTTTCGTGAGTTTCTTTTATAACTTCAGTTTCCACAACCTCTCCCGAAACATTAAAAGTTTCATTTAATTTATCAAATTTTTTTACCATACTCTGCTCTGTCATTATGGTGACGTTGTAGATCCACTAAATCCAAAATCGTCCCCCTCTTCTATTAGTAAATTGTCGGCAGTTGTAATTAATTTGACTTCTGCTCCGGCAAGATGAGATGTAATCGTTGTGTCATCTCTTCCTCTGTCTACAGTAAGAATATTTCCAGATTTCAATTTTACATATACTTCTTCACCCTCAATATCAAGATATGTATCTACAGAAATAGAAGATGCACTATTTACAGTAATTAAAATATCTTCTGTTGTAATATCTTTTGTAATATTTGTAATTACAGTACCAGTATAATTTTTGATAGATCTTGGTTCTG